TTATAAAGAACTGATAAGCACTGGCTCTTCTCCAGTTGCTTCTTGAAAACGCATTTTAATGACATCACAAAAATAAGGGTCCAACTCGAGTAAACGACATTCTCTATCTGTTTGTTCGCAAGTCATAAGTGTTGAGCCGCTCCCCCCAAAGAAATCAAGGACAATATCACCTTTTTTACTGCTATTTGCTATCGGGATATTTATCAATTCCAGAGGTTTCTGTGTCGGATGCACATACTTGGATACATCACCTCGGGATACTTCCCAAACTGTTGAAGGTTCAGGTAACTCTGTTTCAAGACCTGCTTTCCAGACTGTAGTTTGTTTTCTATCTCCATACCAGACAGGAGTACGCCCTTTTTTGTAAGCGTAAAAGACTGGCTCGTGCTGAAAGCGGTATTGGGACCAACCGAACGTAGGAGCATTCTTCACCCATACACATTGCGAACGGATCTCCATCCCTGCATTTCTCATTTCATTCTCAAATGCCATTTGAAACGATGAAGGATGAAATACATAGATAGCTGCGTCATCATTCATTACTTGAAAGTAATTTACGAATACAGCTCTTAAGAAATCATCAAACTCTGTTGCTCCCATTTTGTCATTTAAAATTGAAGCATGGCCATCATCATTTAATTTCTTGCTGTCACTTCTAACTGCCACATTGTAAGGTGGATCTGTGACGATAAGCGCCGCCTTATTTTCACCCATCAGTTTCTTAACGTCTTCTAATTTTGTTGCGTCGCCACATACTAAAATGTGGCGACCAAGCTGCCATTTATCTCCGTACCTAGTTTCCGGCTCTGTGATTTTGTCCAAGGCCTCTTTTACATCAAAATTATCTTCTTCAACCGTATCTATTTCAGTGTCAGAAGGTAAGTTTTCCAGCAGCTCTTGATACTCTTCATCAGAGAACCCGGTGAAGCTCATATCAAAATTAGCTTCTTTTAATTCAGAAAGAACTTTCTCAAGTTTCTCCTCATCCCAATCACCGCCGATCTTGTTTAATGCAATGTTGAGAGCCTTCTCCTCTTCATCGTTTAAGGAGACAACAGAAACAGTGATTTCTTTCGGTTTATTCTCCATCAATACTTTGTAACGCTGATGGCCACCAACAAGATTGCCGGACCTTTCATTCCAGATAAGTGGATCAATGTATCCGAATTGTTCTATGGATTTTTTCAGGGCATCGTATTCCGGATCGCCTGGCTGAAGATCAATACGGGGGTTGTATGCAGCGGGGTTAATATTTTCTACTGGTACGTTTCTAATATCCATGATGTTTCGCCTCCAATAAAAAAACACCTTATTCACTAAGGTGTCTGGTGCTTGTTCATACTCTTCTTCTAAAATGTCTTTTATCTGGCATTTCATCTAAACACTCTTGTAATAATCTTTTATAACCGGTTAATTTTTTTAGTCTTCTTGGTTCCCCAAATGATAGCGCAAACCAAATCGCTACCGCAGTATAAAAAACCATTATGATAATTGTAGAAGCAAAATCTACTTCTGCAAGACGAAGACCATAATTTAAAGTACCGCCCAAAATAAAAGAAAGAATTGCAAAAAAAGCTGTAGTAAAGTGACTTAAAGCCTTTTTATTATCGATCATATCTTCCAGCCTGCCCAAGAGCATTTGAATTTGCTTTTTATCATGACGCTTTTTGATTTCTTCTCTAAATGTAATTTGATCAGAGAAGCTTTTTTTATGTATGTCCTTTTCAACTCGTTGCAAATAAATTTCTGCGTCTTTGATATCACCAAATTTAATTATTTCTTTGGTTTCACTCATAAAAAATCGCCTCCTAAAACTATATCGGAGGCGATTTTTCAATATTTAGCAATTCAAGTTAGAATGCTTACTTAATATAAAACTCGTCAGTATAGAATGTGCCTTCTGTTTTGATGTGATTTCCTTTGGAATCATAGCGCTCTACTTCAACTTTAAAGCGATATGTGCCTTTTATGTTGTCGAACATCTCCTTGATGCCCCAATCATCATAATCCTTCTGATCGGGCTTAAGTGGGTTTGGAGAATTCGAGTTAAGAGTCTTCCACTTCCCGCTCTCTTTCCGCTGAGGAATAAGGTTAGGACCTGCAATATAGTCATTGTCATTTTTGACTGCAACTCTAACGATCTTGTCCTCTCCTAAAATGTGATTCTGTTTTGTTGGATTGGCGCTTACTCCCTTTAATGAAGCCATTCCGATTTCCTCCCTTATTTTGTTTTTGTGCTCCTATCCCTCTCCAAAGCACCGGCAGCCATACTCCCGATACATGACGGCTGTTCCCATCATTTCACTTTCTCCGGATCCGGCCGCCTACACGTCTGAAGGTGTCACGTCTCGTTCCCATGATTTCTTCCCAATCCCTTCTCGTCAAAGGTTCATCTGCCTTTGTTGAGGGACTTAACACTTTTTTAAGCTGCTGTTTCGTGTCAGCAGATAAAACGTCTCTCATCTTCATCTTTCATTTCTCCTTGCCGAATAAGCACCGCCTTACGCTATTCGCTTTTATTTATTTGTGGCCCGCCGATTTCCCCCAGGAGGTAAGCAAAGAAAATGGAGAGCCGGTTTAAGACTTTCCTTGCAAGCGGGATCTCACCGCTTGCGTTCCCCGTGACTATCGCGCGCAATACTGCATAGACTCCAGTCGTTCCTCCTGTGAAGCTAACGACCTTCATAGTCATTCGATACATCCGAGTGCACACTTGATAAAGGAAAGGTGCGTCTCCTGGTTTGGCCATAAAAAAAACGGCCACTAATCAGCTGTACAAATTCCCATGTACAAAAGATCAGCGTCCGTAGGTATCTCCTTTTTGGACTGTTATTCACGTTCGTTTTCTTGTCTCTATCGTATGACAAAACGCTACTGAAAAAAGTACCCATTTTATCCCCCATTTTGTCTGCTTTTTGTCGGTATTTTATCGGTATATTTTCGCCCAACAAAAAAGAGCATTCATTAAACAGAATGCTCTTCGGTTGCTTCAGTTGTAATGAATAGTCCTTTTAAATCTTGAATGCTTTCTAATTGTCTAGCACAATCCCTCAAATCACCTATCTCAACTTTCAAACAATCTAATCCCTTTGGATTTTCTAGTATGAATCTGTATTCTTTTTGATTTTCATAGAACTTCCTTTTACAAAGGAGTGTATTAGCAAAGTCTTTGTTTACTTCTTCTAAAGATAACGGGAAGTTCGAGTTTTCATCAAAATAGACAACCGGTCCATTTTTACAACGAATATTCTCAGTTTTGGCCTCAAATCGTTTCATAAAAAGTTCAGTATTGTGTATCCAAACTGGTATACGTCCTTCAAATTCTTTTTCTAAAATGTCCAGTATACTTGGTTTGACTTTGTAGACTTTACCGAGATCTTCATGATAATCAAGGTAAAAATCAGAATTATCGGTGGAATCTTCATGCTTAATTAGTGTAAAGCAATTTATGAGCAATGAACGAATCCCTTCTCTTGATTCAACTGATCTTCCCTTTTTAAAAGGGAGTGTATGGTACTCGCCATCAATTTTAATTTGAAATATATTGTTTTCAGGATCAAAGAATCTAAAAAGGTGTCCTTCATATTTGTCTCCGTACCCCTTTTTATCCAATCCCTTTTCTTCCTCTTCTTTTTCTAATTCGATAAAATAACCAATATTCATAAAGAAAAGTGATCCATCTAAAAACTCAGTTACATGTTCTGGCCTTAAAAATTTAATAAACATACCACTCATATTTTCCATTGAATGCCCCCCTTACTTATAGTTTATAGCATAAAGTTTGGTAATAATATACACATAAAAAAACAGCCCTCAGATTATTCCGAGCGCTGTCGCGATGTTGTATATAGCCTGTCTTTTCACCTGGTAGAACTTATCTCTTTTGAGACCCAGTTCTATCATGATTTCAAGATCCTTTATTTTTTCCGGAGACAAATATTTCTTTTCTATAATGCGGTATTCATCTTGATCAAGGCAGTGCTTTAGCGCCCTATCCATCTGCTTGACCTTCAGCTCATTATATTCGCTGCTTTTCCGCAGCTGCGGGAATAACCCGATGACTCCCTTTTCCTTTTGCTCTTTTCTATTCTCCGCTTGAATTTTTAGTGATCTATACGTTTTCAGTTCTTTGATGACTGTGTTTCGCACTTCCTTTTCATTCACTTCCGGAATAAATGACAACTGTTGTGCTGCTTGCATATGATACCTCCTAAATAGTAGAAGCGGGCACCGATCACACCGCTAATGCAGCATGTTCGATGTCCGCGAAGTCTATCAAATTCACTTAATATAAATTTTTGCTGATCTTGCAGTACCAATGTATTTTCTTTCGCTTGAATCACTGTATAGATTAATAACGACTTGATATGTTCCTGGCCGCGTTTTTGATAAGCTGAATCTCTTTAACGGTGTACCCGATGTAAAATTGCCCCGCTGCGCTCCTGAATTACTGTAATTATCCGTTCTGATTAACATAGCAGAGTAATACACACGGCCTGACGTTGTTTTTTGCGCTTTCCAATCCACTGAAGTGGCCCGCGTTGAATAGGTTGTGGCATCTGTATAAACTTTCACCTTTTTGCTTGTTTGATAGCCTGACCAGGCAGCCGATGCGCCTTCCGGTAAAACCGTAACCCCCAATGTAATGACAGCAACTAAAACAAAAATAATCTTTTTCATTTTGCGGCCTCCTTCAAAACCCTTTGATAAAAATAGTTTCTGTGCGGCTCTGCTTCTGGAAATGCAACACAGAACAATGACAATGCTTCATCCAAAGACGTGGCAGGATTAATCTCTCGCAGTGACTTAAACTCCTGATAGTACTTCTCTAAAAATTGTTTTCTTTCTTGGAAGTCATTCACTCCGCGCCCTCCACATTCTCTTTGCGTGGCATATAAATTGAATCAGCGTGGTACTGATATCCCTCGTCATCAAAAGCCCCCCAAGTTTGGTTTGCCGGACGAATACGAACCAAAGTTCCACAGTCCTCACAAGGAGTAAATCTATAGCCATTAGGGACTTGCTTGTCCTTTTTTAAATTACAAGATGGACATGAAAACTTGGTCTTACAAATACTCCGTTCACTTGTCGAAGTATACTTTTTCGGCTCATTCTCCAATTTCTGATTGGATCCTAGTAAATCGGCCAACGGCGTTGTTAATGTCCGCTCACTATTTAGCAACTCAACACGGCGCGGCCGGGGTGTTTCTGCCCGAGTTACTGTTTTCTTTGGAACTACTGGGACAGTATCCGCTTTTCGTTCCTGATGTATATTTGTCTTGTGAACGATCCCATCTGAAATACTTCTATTATTCAAATCACGCACACGTAAAGGCTGCTTACCATCAACACTTTTTACCGCTTCACTCTTCATGTAGAAAAGCAATTGTCCCAACAGTTTGCCTGTTTCTTCAGCTGTAAAGCCTGACGCCTCAAATTCTGCTTGTTTTAATTTGTCTTTAACCGCTACTTTGATCATTTTTATCTCTCCCTTTATATTTTTCATTTTCTCTATCTGATCAATCCATTTTTCCCAGAGGGAACTTGTATTTCGCACAGTAAACAAACCATGATACAAGGCATAACAGAAGTGAATTTTTCCGTTCTCGATGCTGTTGATCCTTTCAACGCTGCAGCTACTTTTTCCGCCTCTTCCTCTTGATGATTCGACGCCAGAATGATGGCGCTCACTTCAAACAAGTTTTTATCAAGGTGAGTCAGTTTAGACCAGGCAGCAGCCAGGTTATTAAACTGCGAATCACTTTTTTCATAAATTCGTATCAACTATTCTCACCTTCTAATTCATTTTTAGCAGCTGTTATTGTGAATTGCAGATTCTTGATAACTTGCTGTAAAGCCTTTTTATACTTGCTACTTTCCCCGCTCAGGCGACGGATATCTTGCTGGGCCTGTTTGAACTGATTAACTGCTATTTCTTCCTGCCGTTTGTTTTCCTCAATGACGGCCAGCTGTCGCTTAACCGTATCAATCAGCCACTCCGTTGAGGCCAGAGATACCCCATATGCTGCCTGCATTCATTTTCGATTTTCTGAATCTTATCTTTCATATTGGCTCCTCCTTATCTCAGAACAAGCTCATTTGCTGCCATTCACTTGACGGCAGCTCCTTTTTCTCTTCTATCTGATCAAGCAGAGTTTCATCCACTTCTTGAAAATTTATAAACCAATGGAGCGGAAAAATCCCTCCGTATTTTGTTAACTCTCTATCATGGAAGTAATAGCAGTGCGTCATCCTCGGAGCCTTCGGCCTAACATAATATGTGCCAAGCGGTTCTAAGAGAGCATAAGTCGGCTTCATCCAAATAAGTTCTGCGCTGTAAATCTTTGAAGAATTCAGATGCTCATAATTACCTGCAGGCGGCTCTTCTCCTAAGCCCGCGTCAATGACTTTAAAATGTTTCTTTTCATATGCTCCGCAATGGGCGTCTACACTGTCAAATTTAGATACATAATAGTGGCTATCTCCTAAAGGGAAGAGGAAGTATTCTCGCCCTTTGTCTAATGGTGTAATGTCTGAACTGAGACATTTGCCTTTCATGGCCATAAACACTCCCCCAATAACTGCAGAGGGTGTCCCCTCCGCTTTACTTCTTAAATCCATAGTCAAAATGGATTCTTATATATTCATTGTCTCTGGTATGCACGTTTGTAATGCCATACTCAGGTGTATCTGCTAAATATGCGCAGCCATCCTTACCGTCAAGAATAACTAGCTTTATTTTGTTTCGTTCAATCAAGTCTCCAACGGAAAGTTGGTGTAAGTTTTCAAGTTCAATAGGTCGGTTCATTTTGCAGCACTCCCCGTGTTATAATTAATTGTCGAGATTAACTAAACCGGGGCTTTGTGCTGCGGTTTTTTATATATCCTCTTCCTCCTCGCCCTCTTCTTCTTCTTCCCAAGCCATCTCAAAAGCAGATTCTAAAAATCTCAATTGCTTTTCAAGTTCTTCATCTGTCATTTGGGAAAAGTCAGGTCCGTGTCCTGGAACCATCCTGAAATCTTCCGTAAGACGTTTTATAAGATACTCTCTCCTTGAGACCACCAATAACCCTCCATCCATTTTTAAGCCGCTGGAGCAGCTCGTATTTTCTCAAAGGCTCATAGAGGTGGACGGCTCGTCCATCCTCCATGCGAAACAGCAAATACCAACGCCGCTGCCTATTAACCATTAAGCCGCTCCGTGTTCGCCCTCATCCTGGTTGTCTTCCTCTTTTTCATCTGAGGAAGACGGATCAGCTTCATTGTTTTGATCTAGAGGAACAGGAGGCGCTTCTTTTTCCAAAGGTTCCGCTTCTGCAGCTTGATCTTGTTTCCAATCCCACCAAGCTTCAGCAATTGGAGCAATTTCTTTTCTGTACTCGTTAATGAGGTCTATAGTGGCACTTGGAGACATTCCAAGCTCATCTGCAAGCCTGCGGTATGATTCCCCTTCAATACGGCGTTTTGCAATTTCATCAATATTTTCAGGAAAACCATCACGAACTGGAGACGTACCTTCAGTAATGAAAGAATCAACAATTTCCCGATCTATCTCCATTGGTTTTTCTTCAATTCTTGGTTTTTCTTCAGGAAGTCCCAACTCTGCCTCAAGTTGTTCCGGTTCAGGATCCGCAACATTCACAATTCCTCTTTGATCAACCGTGTAATTTGTAATTGGTTTCTCGGTTTTCGAATTTATTTCTAAGACATATTGAACTGTTTCAGATTCCAGCTGAGCTTGTACTTCTTTATCAATCATTTCAGAAAGGCGTGAAATTCTAGACCCCCCTAATTCTTTTGTACTGACCTCCAAAACGATTTCAGTAATACCTTTAGGCTTCATATTCACCTTTTTAACGAGAGATTTTAGATTAATGAAAGACATAACTGCTCCTCCTCTTGTGATAGTGGTTTTACTTGTATTTCGATTCTTGGATTTTGGCTATAATACTTACTGACATGAAGGTCTACAATTTGGCTGTCATCATGCCAGATGACTTTATTTAGTCCGTCCTTAATGCCCTTTATATAGTTATCAACATCTGGCTTTTTGCTGGGCCTCAATAACCCTTGTTCTGCTTCTGCAACTTTTTTCTTACTGAAGCTTTTCAGAGTAGATTTATAAACCCTTACTGACAATTCAAGTGGTCCTTCAAGCAATTTAGATGGACGATAATCTGAAGCAGCCAGCTTTACATATTGCTTAAAGTCTCTTGATTTCTTTGGATCATATAGCCTGGTCATCCCATTAACCGTGGTGGCTCTCGGTCTCCCTTGGGCTACTGGCTCACCGTAAACTGTAAAACTAATCAATGCTGTTACCTCCCGTCAGCTGCTTCCAGCTGCTCTATTTCAGTCATTATTAAATCCGCGTTCATGATTATGAATGTTAAGGAGCGGAGCGTGCCGAGCATCAATCTCCCTCCTCGAAGGACATTTCACGGCCAAACTTACATTTAACGTTAATATGTAGCCGCTCCAGTTCCGTCAAAGGCAGTTCTTACAGCTGTTGCCCGTCCTCCGATTCATACTGGCCATACTTGATAAGCTCATTCGTTAAAAATTCCCGCCGCTCATCTGTGGCAGTCTGTGTTATATCTGAAGGCATTTCATGTGCTCCTCTCTTTCTATGCAAGCTTCGCTTCAATTTGTTGATTCAGATTAATAAATCTTCCAAATTCCTTTACGAAGGTTGCCTGAATTGTTCCCGTAGGGCCGTTCCTTTGTTTGGCGATATCGATTTCAACAATATTTCTCAATTCACTTTGTTTGTTGTAATATTCATCGCGATATAAGAAAGAAATAATGTCAGCATCCTGTTCTATGCTGCCTGACTCTCTTAAATCAGACATCATAGGGCGTTTATCTTGTCGCTGTTCAACAGCACGAGATAATTGAGACAAAAGAATTATTGGGAGCTTAAAACTTAAGGCCATTTCTTTCAGTTCCCGAGTAATGGCCCCTACTTCTAAATCCTTTCTTTCAAATCTCCCGACAGTCCTAACAAGTTGTAAATAATCAATGATCACCAAATGCTTTTTATCTGGGCTTTCTTTTTTTGTTTGTCGGATTTTAGACCTTATATAAGCTAAAGTTTGAGAAGGTTGATCGTGAATATTTATATCCCATTTTTCATATACACCAATGGCAGTAGTTACATTTTCATAATCTTTAGCACTAAAGAATTTTCTAGGGTTCTTCCACTTGGCCCCGTTAACTGAACCGATATTACTCAACAAACGGCGTGTCAATTGCTTATCAGGCATTTCAAGAGAGAATATATCTGTAACTCCTCCAGCCTCACAATTCGCTTTTCCAAGACTTAGAGCAAAGGCCGTTTTTCCCATTGAAGGACGCGCTGCTAACACTATGAGATCACCATCTTGCCATCCTCCAGTCATTGCATTCAGATCGTGCAATCCAGTTGGGATACCGGTAATGTCTCCTTTTTCCTCGTGCATGTCGTTATATATTTCTAAAAGCACGTCCTGCTTAGTTCTAACTTTTTCAACACCAAAGTCTTGAAGCTCAGAAGAACGCTTATATAACCGCTCCATGCCTTCATCTGTAGGCTCGTTTACAAATGAAGCACATTCTTTCTGCATTTCTCTCAGCCTATAAGCTTCAAGAATCATCGTTTGATAGTGTAGAAAACTAGCTGTACTTGCAATTGCACCAGCTAACTCAATCAAATAACCAGTTCCCCCAACTTCTTCAATAGCTTTTCCAAGTTGAGTTGTGACAGAAACTATATCAACAGGGATACCGGCTTGATCTGCTTCTTTCATTGCTGAAAAAATAACACTATGTTTTTTCGCTCCGAATTGTTCAGGCTGAAGGGATGTCTCTTTTATCAAATCGCCTTCAACTAAAATACAACCGAGGACCGCTTGTTCCGCTTCAGTGTTTAGGACCGTATTTTGCATTTTGTTCCCACTCTTTCTGTTGCTCTAAAAAACTGTTTTCTTCACGATGCTGAACGTTTACCTCTGCAATTGAGGGAGGGAATGGTTTATTTGCAATATGATCATCAATCTTCGCCTTTACCGCCTCAAACGGCATTTTCAGAAGATGATCCATCCACAGTTCAATACGTTCTTTTCCAACATCTCCGCTTAAATCAAAACGCGTGTATGCTGCCGCAAGCCGTTTTAATAGTGCCATTGCTTCCGTTGTTTCCAAAATAATCATCACCTACCTTAAATGCCGATGCCATTCTCTTTGGCATATGCTTCAAGAGCAGCAAAGCTGTTTTGTTGTACCGATCCGCGCGGCTTAAATTCAGAAACATTAGACGGCTGTTTTTGAGCAGCCCATCTATCACGAATAATTGGTTCACAGTAAGAAAAAGAATTTATCTTGTCTCCTGGATATTTAGGTTTATATTGATCAAAAATTTCATCTATCCAAGTCAAAACATCGTCGATAGGTATCTCTGCATCTATGACTCTTTTGATTGCCGCTGTATCTACAGCAGATAAAAATAGAGAGCCTTTTCTCGAAGTGAATTTTTCTTCGATTTTTTGGAAAGAAGTCGAGCCCTCGTCCTTCGGCTGAGGTGCTTTTGGCTTTTCTTTAGCCTTATTTTCATATGCAGGTTCTTCAGCAGCACCTTGGAATTTTGAATAATTTAATACAGTCCAAAGCATTCCGTATTCAGTTTCCTCTGCAGTAATCATTCCTTTTGCCTGAAGCCTTTCAGCTGCAGCCTTTACTGCTGCTCTTGTGAATTTGGTTAAACCTCTGCCCTTTTTAATCGCTAAGTCATCACATAGTTTTGAATATGAGCGGATATACTGGCCTTTTTTCAACTCATAATCATTAATCTTCATACCGTCCTGAAACGCAGCTTTGGTAATTAAAAAAGTGAACAACCTAAAGCCGACATTATCTGTAAAAATCTCATGATCGACCATTGACTTATATAGTCTCACCCATCCAGCCAAGGGCTTCTCCTCCTTTCCATCGCTATTTCTTTCTGCAGATAGCTTTTAACCCTTTGATTGTCACAAGAGTAAGATCGGGTTCATATTTTCGAAAATATGTTGAAACGTACATTAATAGAGTGTCCTTACGCATATCTGGGGCCACTGTCTTGGCCAATGACACATAACAATAAGGGTAAGGAACCGCAATTAAGTCATTGTCAGTCATGGTATATAAACAACCTTTCCAGTCAATTTCATGATGTCTTCTTTAAAAAGCTTCTCGTCGCTGTTTGATTCAGAAAGATGCAGCAGCCAAATTTCCTGAACCCTACTCAAGTCATTTGCCTTCAAAAACTCTTTTACGTTTTCTAAACTGAAGTGCGAATGTAAGAGTCGTCTTTTCATAAATGGCGGTGTACGGCCGCTTTCGATGTTTTCGTTCAGTATTTCATTCGAGTAATTGCATTCCACCATAATGTGAGTGAGTCCTGGAAACTTATATTTGATGTAATAGGTATCAGTGGCAAACAGAAGCTTGTCACCATCCTCATTAGCCAACAGAAAGCCATACGGCTCCGCCACATCGTGCTGCACGTCAAAGGGCATAATAGACCAAGAACCAACTTTAAACGGCTGTTTAGCGCGCACAGGCTTTATTCGTCCCAGGAGACATGTAACAATCAATGCCGGCTTTCAGAACATCCTTAATTGCTTTGCAGTGATCCCCATGCTCATGAGAGATAAGGCAGCCAGCGAATTGAGACATTTTAAATTGAAAGCTCTCTTGCATCTGTTTAAAGCTGATGCCGCATTCCAATAAAAGCGGGGTCTTACCATCGGTGATCCGATAGCAATTCCCCTTGCTACTCGATGACAGAGCTGTTATTTCAATCAAAAGTCTGGCCCGCTTTCAAAAATTGAAGGCTTACCTTGGTTTTCGCTTTTTATTGGCTGAGGTTCCGGTTGTCCTGGTTGTATTGATTGTGGTTCGGGAATCGGCTCTACATCAATAATCTCTGTATTTGCTTTTTCATTCACTTCACGACGGACCCGATCTTCAGCTGGGATATCATCATTAGCTGGCTCCTCTTCCTCTGTGTAGAGGCTACCTAAACTATTTGGAAAAGCTTCTCGCAAAGCGTTTACTATTGCTGTTTTTCGAATCATATTCAAGGGCATTGACTTCCAAGTGGACTGTCCTTTGCTAAATTCTTCTAGGCTAATACGCACTGAAATTGGTTGCTGTCTATCCGCACGGTAAACTTCTGCCCAACCTCCAATTAGTTTGTCGGTAGAAAGTTTGATAGCCCCCTCCAAATCAACCATTTCCCCTTCACGCTCAACGATAATTCCTGCTTTAAATCCCTCAAATTGCTCGTTGTTCTCTGCACGTTTCATAAACGCTTCTTTACCAACAATCATCTGGGCCGGCGATCCTTTAAATTTCACTAGATAAGCTTCATTTAAAAATGGATTGAGTTTTTGATACTTGCATAGGTTTATAAACATAGCCGCTTCTTGATCAGTTACGTCAGAGTTTCCGCGCACTAAAAAATTTTTAACTGTTTTTCCCGTAAGCTTTACAGATTCACCATTTACAGAAAACTCAACGGACTTTGTCATTAATTCATTTTGTTCACTCATTTGAATCCTCCTCATCTTCGTACACAAATTTCACTTTTTTCCCCTTATGCTCAATCAAGAAATTTTCAAGCAAATCAGCAAAGTCGGAGGGTCCGACTAAATCTCTTTCTAAAATCGCGTCTTCTGGACATTCAGAAAGCGGACCCACATGCATGATTTCTTTCCCATTTATAAGCAAGGTTTCACGGCGTAGATCTTCCCAACCTTTACTCGTAACAACTGTTACTGTGACAATTTCACTCATGCACTTACCTCACAATCTACTGGAATGAGCGAGCTATCATCTAACTCAACACGAAGCTGTTTATCTTTCTCGGAAACAATCAGACTGAGGATCTGTGAATTTGTGTTGATCAATTTCGTCACCGCTTCAGAGTTATCAACGAAAATAGGAGCAGTGATTCCGTAGTAATCATTAAGGGTATTAATGATGTCTAACCCAACGTTAATACGTGCAGCATTGTTTAAGCCGGATGAATACGGCACACCTTCATAAAGGGTTTCACATGTCTCTTCCAGTCCCCCGTTGATCTGGTCCTTAAAGAGCTTGAAACGAGAATATTTAAACTTACTGTTTATCTTCTCTTCGAGGAGATGCACCTTAGTGCGAACAAATTCTTCAGTCAAAAAGAGTTGATGTTGTAGCTGTTCATATTGTTCTGCTAACTCTTTTTGTTCCTGCTCAAGCTGCCTTACCCGATCATTAACATGCCTTGCGTGATCAATTTTCGCTTGATCTTTTTGAAGCAGCAAAATCTCTTGTTTTCTACTGTTGATATCATCCTTAATCAATTGAACGGCTTGATCTGTGGAAGATTCTAAATGCTGAATTTCATTCCGGACGGCCTCAATTTCAGCTTGTTTATTTTGATAAATTGGATCCGCTGAAATATCTGATCTATTGCTTTGCGCGCCCTCTAATTCTTTTTCAAGTGATAATAAAGTCTCTTCTTCACTCTTATAGGCATCCTGCAAATTAGATATTGCAGCTTCTAATTCCTGAATAGCATCCTCAAACTTTTCTTTTTGACTCTTAACCGACTTGCCTTTTTCATTGATTTCAGCTAAAGCTTGGCTTTTATGAAAATTGAATTTTTCAATGGCTTGATCAATTTTTTCTTTCGGTAATTCTTGGCCGCATGTAGGGCATTCAGTTTGATGTTGATCAAACGTCTCCTCATTCTTGTCGCACCAACTCTGGCGCAGCGACTCGATTTCCGTATTTAATCGATCCAAATTGTCTTTTTCAAGTGATAACTGCCGCTGTTTCGATTTAATCTCCATTGAAATTTCATCAATCTTGCTTTTCACAGGGTATAGCTGCTCTTTAATCTCATTGATCTTTTTGTATTCTTTTTCCTGATGATCATTTTTGATTTCCTGAAGATCATTCTGCAGCTGAAGAATTACTTTCCTCTTCTCAGAAATAGCTTCACCATTACGAGCTGAACGAAGTTCCTCCTCCAATGAATCAACTTCTCCTTGAAGAAAATTTATCTCGTCATGTATTTCCTGTTCATTCAGGCCTGATGTATCCTCGACTGTACGCTGGACTTCATCGATTCTTACCGGTATTGCATCGAGCTGTTTATTTATCTCACGTTGTTTTCCCGCGATCACCTTTCTATGCTCTTCAAGCGAACGTTTATTTAAGACGCTTTCCAAGGCAGCCACAGAAGGGTTTTTACTGAATACTTCCTCGGCTGTTACATCGCCGCTAATCTCAAGTAGAATCTTCCGTCTGTCTTGCCATTTCAATTGCTCATTGAAGAATGATGGAGAAGTAATGAGTTTAAATTTGTCTTCTGCAATAATTGAGCTGACACGATCATTAAACTCTTTTTTCTTTGATGGCACTTCGTTAATAAAATAGTCAGTGGTATGTCCAGAGAATACTGCTTCAGCACTACTCCGCTTTCTTGTCCACTTCTCGGAGTACACCTTTTTCAGAGACAATTCAGCTCCATCGATCAAAAACAAGCCGCTAACTTCATGATCCAGTCCGCTAATAGGCTTGTTTTCTTTTGTTAGAGTTTTAATCTGAAAATCTTTTTTGTTTTGGCTGTCCTTATCGAATAAGAGCCAAATAAAAGCATCAAACAATGTTGTTTTTCCTGTTGCATTATCACCGAAGACCTTGACGTTCTCGCCTTGAGTATCAAGAGTAAAATGTTTAATCCCCTTAAAATTACGCAGTTCTAATTTGAGCAGTTTAATTTCCTTTTTCATTTGGCTTCACGTCCTTTCTCTTTAAACTTGCGAGAAAGATACTCATTTCGCGCCTCAGCTGTCGGGAAGTGAAAACATGGATTCCCCTTAAGATCATAGGAAATTGATCCGCCTACAGTGGTAAGATTAATTTGATCGCGACGATGATCACTAAACGGCTCAGTGTAAAAAACTTCATTCATTTGTCAAAGACCTCCAAAGATTTGATTTTTGGAAGGTGATACAGTACACTATCAATACCAAAGTTTGTAACACCTTCTACGGCTCGCTCTGCAAAGCGAGCTTTTTTTATTTCACTTTTTGAAGTAGTTCCTGAACACTATCAGGAATTTTGTGTTCACATTTGCTGCAATAAATTTTGTAAGATCGTTCTTCGACCTTTCCGCAATTAGGGCACTTCCTTGGCGGAATAACCAGGTAAAACACCGAAAATCCTCCTTTCTGATGCTTGTACGCATCGTCAGACCAGAGAGAGGATGGTGGTAAAATAAAGGGGGTTTAGGATGGATAAAAAAGATCTCCCCCTGGCCTGACGACAAGAACAAGCTTGCCGTGCTCAATAAAGAGCGATATAATACTTTCATAACGTTTTATATTTTCCTTAAGCAGTGAGTGTAGGAGCTTGCTGCTTTTTTATATTTTCAATAGCCTTCTTCGCCTCGGCATTCACCAGAAGAATCTGTGCTGGATTCCTCTTTACTTCCCGACAATGATTCACAACCTCAGAAGCTTTCATTAACCGGCTTGCAGATAATACAAATTTCATTCAAATCATCCCCTCTAACTTTTTTTCAAAAAAATCTTTTGACGGAATCACTTCAACAATGCGATCGAAGTCTTGCTTGGATTTTATGTAGTGATCTAGTTGTTTTACAGATTTGCGAAGTTCATTAACCGTTTCATTTGCCTTTTTCATATCTCCGTTGGCAACAGCTTTGATTAAACGCTTTGAGTATTCCTCAATAAAAATTTGTTCCCGCCTTGCTGAATCAGAGTGTATTTTTAAAACCATGTCCTCAAGAAGCACCTTTGATTAACCCCCTCGTTAAAAGCTTCATTTTATGCTTGCCCCACATCTTCACCCATGAAATTGAATATTCCTTACAGAGAACAACGATTAGTTGAGTTAAAGCTGTTATGACGTCTAAACATTCCTGAATCGATTTTTCAATCATTTTTGTATCTGACAATGTTTTGGGATTAACTGAAATATGCTCGACTGAATTTTGTAAGGCATCCAGCGCTTCTGTCATTTGTATTTTGGATTGAACAAGAAGGTTCACCCTATGCAAATCGGCTGTTTCTCCGTCCAAGATTAAAGGCCCCCATCCTGTATAATCAGAAGCAGCTTCAAGGGCTGGCCGTGGATCATTATGTTTCTCAGCAAAATACTGGGCCACCTCCGGCTGAACTTTGTGGCGGCCGCATTCCTGATGAGATACAGATTCACGTGAAAGAAATAATTCATCGTCCATAGATAACTGTTGTTGTGTAAGTTCCGCCTCTTTACGGGCGCTTTTTAGTGCTTTCGGTGCTCTACCAAATTTCACTTTAAACCTCTCCTTTTTCTACCAAACTTTGTCCTTGCAATTGGTAAACTTTAGTTAGAAGCGGTTATGCTAACTCTTTCATGCTGTTTTGTTCCTGCTGTTTGATCCACTCATTAAGAGAATCAACACGAAAGAAAATTTTCTTTCTAACTTTGAAATGAGGAATCTGACCATTTCTAACCATGATATAAATTGTTTCCTTGTGAACCCCCAAAAAGTCTGCGGCTTCTTGAGGGGTTAAAGCAGTTCGATTCAATGTAAATACCTCCATTTAAGCAGAATCTTGATTATGCAACCTGTGGTTTACATCCTGTTCAAAAAAAATAGTCCAATCAAGACCTAATACCGGAGCAAGTTTCATAGCTACAGAAGGTGATGGTTGTCTCTCACCTCTCTCAATCAAACCATAGTATTGACTGGTGATTCCAGCCTTAGAAAGATCAGCAACTTGTTTTTGACTAAGGTTCCGGTCTTTTCTAGCTTTAATTAAATATTGAGTAAGAGCAGATGTCTTTTTCAAATCATCACCCCCTTTTTGTAAACTGTTTGTTTCTACGCTGTTAATAATAAAAGAAACCTATAGTTTCTGTCAACACTTTTATGAAACTTTTCGTTTCCTTTTGTTTACGAAACTAATTGTTTCTATATAATAATTGTCAAAGGCAAATAAAGTGAGGAACCTACTATGTTTGGAGAACGTTTAAAAAAATGCCGTACCTCCAAAGGATATAGCCAGCAACAGATGGCGGATTTCTTAGGAATTACGAGACAAGGATATGGGAAGTATGAGATTGGTAAGGCTGAACCTGATTTAAAAACCCTTACTAAATTAAGCAATATATTAGGAGTTTCAACTGACTTTCTTCTAAAAGGCACACACGCACAAATTGATCTCGATGAAATTTTAAATGATCCCGAGACCTTAATTGCTGGTCGTGATGGTACGATTTCGAAAGAGCAAGCTAAAGAGCTCTTGTATTATCTTTTGAAAAAAGAGTTCGACGAACAGTAGCAGCTATTCTTTATTCTTAATTCTTTAATTCTTCTTCTGGTAAAACATTTGTTAAACATTTGTTTAATAAAAAGAAAACAAAGTGTAAAGTTAAAGTTTTGGCACCCTCGAAAAACATAGATATATCAAGGGTTTATGATAGGTGCGCACTGTAAAACAAACTGTTTAACATTCATTAAGTTAAATGAGAGATAAAGAAAAATTAAATCATCAAAGAGTGTATTCATATTGAGGGGGACAATTACTTGCAGCTTTTCAAAAAAAGAATCCTATTACTTTTATTATTTATGATGAGTTTATACTTAACTGCTTGCAACTCTTCTGATTCGTCAAACGAGGCAAACAATAAAGAGGACACAGCAAGCGAAAATCAGGAAGATACATATCAAACAGGAAACAACCGTTCTTTAACTGAACCCGGTCAAAAGTACAAAGAAGACACCGGGGAGATTGTTGAATTAAATAAAATAAAGAATCCAGATAAACATATCGATATTTCACCTCTTAAAGTGACAATAGACGATATAAAAGTGTTAACTCGCACAAATATTCCTAGCAACACTCTGCAAATGTATGAACTGAAAGTCGCCAAACAGCTTGATGAACCTTTAAGTTACATTCAAATAACTGTTACAGCTGAAAATACAGGAGATGCACTTGTAAAATGGAAAGGTATTACTACGGTCATCCCAAACACAAAGGAACAAATAGTAGTAGATGAAAATAATCTTATGGAGAATGGGCCACATGATATCTACGGGAACGCTAAAGATGAGTACACGATAGGAGTTATATATGACGGGGATCCAGAAGAGATAAATTCTTTGACTCTTGTTCTGGGACACACTTATGATAGTGAATCATATAAAACTATAACAAAAGAAAAGACTATTAAATTAGATATAAACTAAATATAGTATTAAAGCTCTTTAGGGAGCTTTTCTTTTCAATACATAACCGAACATATGTTTGTTTTACGTTAGTAGGAGGCTTTATCTTGTATCAATTATCACTTCTTGAAGATCGAATCAAGACAATATACACAGGTATTGGAATTACTAATCCTGGTTCATGGGACTTGGAACTAATTGCAGATAGGTTAAAAATAATAGTCCATTACAAAAACCGTTCATCTGCAGCAGTAAAACTGCTGGGGATGGCTTGTATTATTCTCGATTCGCGAATATGCAAAAAAAAGCAATGGGAAGACTTTTCCCATGAACTATGCCATCACATAAATCATGTGGGTGTTCAATACAAATTACCCCCACTTTTTAGAGAATTACAGGAAAATCAAGCAAATGCATTTATGTATCACTTTGCTGTACCAAGCTTTATGCTGAAAAAAATCAAATTACCGGCAACCAAGCGGGAATCTACAAATCTCATATCTGAGCTTTTTCAGGTTACTCATCCTTTTGCGGAAAAAAGATTAGATATGTACTTCCGGAAGTTATTCAGCCTTAAGTACCAATCATTCATGATTCAAAAAAATAATGAAAGGGAGAAGATTTTATATGCCAACAATTGAAAAAAGAAGTGAAAAGTCATTTCGATTAGTTGTTGATATCGGTACAAAGAGCAAGCGTAAAAGAAAGGTCAAAACAATTAGAATAGAAGATCCAGCTTTATTAAAAACCACTAAAAAGCTGCGTAATTACCTGGAAAGTGAATGGTATAAATTCAAAACAGAAGTTGAAGCAGGCGCTTATATCACACCGCACAAACGAACATTCAATATGTTCATAGAGGACTGGGAGAAAAAATATGCCCTAGATCATCTCGATGATAAAACTCGTGAAACTTATGAATATATTATAGGGAAAGAAATCCAGCCTTATTTTGGAGACATGTACTTAGACGAGATTCAGCCCATTCACATATTAAATTTTTTAGAAGAATACCAACGGGAAAATGATGTCTCAACGTCAAGCATTCATGCAAGATATCGAATCATTAGAGATATCTTAGGAAGAGCAGCTGAGTGGAAAATTATAAAAGAAAACCCTGCTGAAAATGTAAAGCGGCCAAAACAAAAGTACAATGAATATGAAATTTATACTGAAGAAGAGATAAAGGAAATCTTTATGCTATTAGATGAACACGCTCCATTGAGGAACAGAGTTATGATTAAATTTGCTTTTACTGGTGGATTTCGTAGAGGTGAACTATTGGCAATCGATGAAACAGACTTATTTTTTGATACTAATGAAGTCAGAATTGATGAGTCTTTACAATATACAAAGAAGAAAGGTTATCGGTTTAAAAATCCTAAAAGTAACTCTTTCCGTAAAGTTACGATGCCGCCTGATATAATGCAAGAAGCAGCCATTTTGCTAAGGGAGATCAAGAAGAATAAATTACTGTTGGGTGAACTGTGGAGAGGAACAGATAAGCTTTTGTTATTTGGTGGGGATATGGGACAACCGCAGTATCCAACCTCACCTAATACCTGGTGGCAAAGATTCACTAAGAGACACAATATCAAGCCAGGACGTCTTCATGATATGAGACACTCACACGCAACAATGTTGATAAATCAAATTGGGAAAGTACCTGGATTAAACATTAAAGCTATTTCTCAGAGGCTTGGCCATGCTAACGTCCAAACCACATTGAATATTTACACTCATGCTAACCGTGAATCAGATATTTTAGTTGCTGATGCAATCAATAATATATTAAAAACGGGGACATTTTAG